TCGTGATAGTCACTAACATTTTGATGTGCAATGGTGTAAATATCACCACGACTAATCCCAATATCAGACAATTCAGCGTTTGAAAGTTTATTCAACTCCTGAATAGTTTTAGTAACATCTTTTGCTTTGCGATACGAAGCATGAAGCCCGATCAAATAGTTTCCGACAACTTTAAAGAGTTGTACGGCTGGAGTGATTACCGTCAGTTTCGGTAAGTAATTGACTGTTGTAGTCATTTGTTAATTCCTCGTTTTTTCCAATTTGAATTTTACGAGGACGCATTTCTTCTGGAATGACATACTGCAATTCAATTGCCAGAATACCATCCTGAATATCTGCTCCGTTTACATTTACATGTTCGGACAGCCTAAAGGTTCGTTTAAATTTCTTTGTAGAAATGCCACGATGGATAAATTCTCTTCCTTTAGAAACGTGTTCCCCTGTAACAGTCAAGGTTCTATCTTTAACTTCTACAGATATCTCATCCTTTGTAAACCCAGCAATAGCTAATTCAATCAGATAATCAGATTCTGATGTCTTAATAATGTTATGTGGGGGATAGTGGTCTTGAGCATGTTTTGCAGTGAACTCTAGTTCATTGAATAGATGATCAAAACCCACAAAGGATGATCGCGGGAATAGTTGTTGTAAGCCTGTCATTGTTATCTCCTTTGAGCAAGCAAGATTTAAAATGTGACCAGATTATTCTGCATCACTACATTATATATAATACCTTTGACTGTAAATGTCAATAGGTAAAATTTATTTATTTCCGATATTATATTTTGGACATAATTCCCATTCATTTTTATCTTTAAATGGTAAAATCTTAATAAGTCTTAAAGGTGCACAATCAAGCTGGGAACTTGTTTGAATCTCTACTAGACCCCAATCACTCATTAACGTAGCAATTGTATTTCGTCTTTGAATATCTGATAATTCTAAATTTGCTTTTTTACCATCCAGCATAAAGAGTTCTTTAAAATGTACTATAAAGTACCGACCCTGTTTATGAAGAATGTGACACGATTGAAATAGCTTTTTATCCTTACGAGAAGCCACTCCCATTCGAGTTAATGTTTCTCTAACTTTAAGAAAATCATCTGGTTCGTTTAAGACTACCTCAAGCATGTCTTGAGGCTGCCATTCTACAATATTGTTATTTAGTTCCACCTTTGCTCACCTTCTGTCTTATTATATTTATTTGTTCAGGTGATAGAAGGGGCAATACTTGCTTTGCTTTATTATTACTGTACTCATAGTATTGCTTAACCACTTCAATATCACTCTCAGTTTCTGGTTTCATCCATTTCGAAAATCTTTTACGTTTACGAATGATATTTATAAGAAAGTGATATTTGAGTTTATTATCGAGGTGGTGATAGCGATTCATAACATTAGACATACCCACTGTGTCGTAGAAGTAAGAAAGACTACGATTAATAAGAAAGGAATTATACCCCTTCTCATCAAGGTCATCTTTCATTATATCTTGCTTAGTATGGTTAATACTATTAAGGTAGTTAAACGGATTCATTATATACCTTGCTCTATACCACTATCTTGCCAAGGCCATTGCGCATTTTGAGCTTCTAAAATTAAAGCGCTAAGTTGTTCTTTGGTATAATCATAAGTATTCTCTTTATTAATGTGAACACCCTCATAATAAAGCTGAGGTACAGTGGTGTGTCCTTTCTTTTTCATAAAATGTAGAGCTGATTTATCTGATTGTATATCGATAGAAATATACTTGAATTTACATTCATCTAGCATTTCTTTCATTCTATCACAATACATACAATAAGGTTGAGTATACAGTTTAAGCAATAGAGGTCTCCTAATTAAATTCCACGTTGGCCATAATCTCTGTTAAGCAAGCCACCGTATTTAATTCATGGTCAGCAACAAAGGCATTTTTATATTGGTAATCAGCAAGTATAAGAACAAGCTGGGGGATACTACCTGATACAACATAAGTATTCATATTATCGTATAGACCTCTGAAGATAGCAACTGGATCAAGATCAGTATGATCAACAACCCAGCGTCTCATTTTTTTAAAGTCTTTAGATTTTAAATGTTGAGTAAGATCATCAAATCCAATAGTACTACTTTTATCTAGGGTAGATATATTACTACCACTAATAGAAAAGCGCTGTGCTTCATTTAACACTCGACGCCAATCAGGAGCATGCTTCATAATCAGATCAGCGACAGCTTTTCCTTCATATGTTACACCTTCTTCGTCAAGTATACTTGTAAGTCGTTTAAAGAACATACCTGCTAGCTCTGCCATATCCTTCTTAGAGGTGTTAAACTCATATACAGAGCAACGGGAGTGGAGAGGTTCAATAATACGATTACGAAAATTACAAGTAAGGATAAACCTACAGTTATTAGAGAACTCTTCAATAAATCCACGCAAGGCAGGCTGAGTGCTTTGAGGATTAAGATAGTCAGCTTCGTCTAATATTACAACTTTATATCCACCTTGCAATGACACACTAGAGGCAAACTGTCTAATTTTACCTCTTAAAGTTTCAATGTTTCCTTCCTCAGATCCGTTAATAATAATATAATCTAACCCAAGCTCGTTACATAGAGCTTTAGCTACTGTAGTCTTGCCTAAGCCAGCAGTGCCAGAGAACAACATATTAGGAAGTTCACCACCATCTGCTATAGCTTGGAAAGTCTCCTTCAATTGGACTGGTAGGATAGCATCGGCTAGTTTAGTAGGCCGATGCTTCTCTACCCAGAGGAAATCTTTGCTCATTATTCACTTTCTGCTGCTTGATCTTGCTGATAAGTCTCTGACATTTGAATCAATTGCGCGGATTGATCGCGTAATTGACCTAGGGTAGATAATTCCTCCCCCTTAACAGCTCCTCGCTGTACCATAGTATCGATAACAGCAATAGTAGATCGACAAACCCGGTTAGCTAAATCATAAACAGGGGCGTGAGACTCATGAGCCAATTGTACTTCTTCTTTTTTTGACATGCTATACTCCATAAATTGATGTCTTTTCTAGTGCAATCCAATACTTAACGTCATGGTTAACGCTAGAGAATTGAGATATTAGTTTAGATGATATCTCTACCTGATAATCATCTGTAATTAATTTAAGATTGTTAATATTTAAGATAAATTTAAAACTATCTATATTATATTCTCCATCAACTACAATCGAATATGTATTAGCTGTTGTATTCTCGAGATCTACGATAGATAACTTAATTGAACCTCCATCAGGCTCAATCATTAGTTGAGTGTGATGAAGAATATTAGCAGCTCTTTTAAGATTATTTAATGTTGATTGATCAAGAGTGAATGACACATCAGCTTTCGGCATATTGATAGGCTTAGATGGAGAAGTAAGCATTTCCGAATCAGCATAATAATATTTTAGCATAGAACGGCCAGCATTGCCACCTACCAGTATATAATTATCTTTAAATTGTACAGATGCGTTATCTACCAAATCTAATACTGACAGGAAGTTCTGAAGATCATATATACCCACCTCTCTATCAAACTGTTCTGATAGAGTAGCCTGAGATAGAATATTCTTAGCTTCCGAAATAGTCATAATAGTATTGCCTGGTTGAATAACTATATTACTATTGATAGATGCAAAGTTCTGTAATAACTTTACTGTGTTAGTACTAATTTCCATTATATAATCCTACTGAAGTTTTTATCTTTTACTATTTCTAGTTTATTCTCGAATTTATCATCAAGTAATTCTCTCTTATGAGATATAATGAATATATTCGTTTCGTCCCCTAAAGTATAGATGATTTTCATTAGATTATCCACACCTTCGTGATCCAAAGACGAGTCAAATGTCTCGTCGAGTATAAGAAGATTAGTTGCAACACTATTCTTCATCTTAGCTATTACACGCCATGTAAATAGTAATGCTAGATCAATACGTTGTTTCTCTCCTTCAGAGAACGAATCATATGAAAAAGCATCTCTAAATCGAGATCGGATAGTTTCTTGAAACGACTCATCTAAGTTAAATGACACATAGAAGTCCAGTATATCTAGATATTGATTACAAAGCTTATTAATAACTGGTAGGTATTGCTTTACAATCTTAGTTTTAATACCGGTATCCTTGAGCATTGTACTCATAATAACATTATAATTTAATTGCTCACTAAGTGCAAGCTTTTCTTCTATTAATTTATCCCCAGACTCTTTAAAGAAATTGAGATCTTTATTAGCTTGATCCATATCAACGTTATTATTAAGCTTACCAATCTCTTCTTGAGTGCGGTCAATTGATGCTTGAAATTGTGCAATTGAACGGTTATTAGCAGCAAGTACACTTTGATATTCTCTACATTTATCTATAATAGTATTTGCTGCTACCAGTGCATCTTGAGCGGCACGTAGTCCTTCATCAGCTTTACTAATTCCCGCCTGGAGTTCTTTCGCTCGGCCTTTTCCTTCCAGCATATGGGCCTCTTTTGTCTCCTCAGTGATGGTTTGATCACAGGTCGGGCAGATGTCGTTCTTCTCAAAGAATTGAACTTCTTTAACGATCTTTTTGACTTCAGTGTTGAACTTGGTCTTGAACGCTTCAAGCTCTCTGATTTTAGCTTCGTGTTCCTTTTTTTCTGTATCTGAATTCGGTAGTTTAGATTGAATAGAATCACTAAGCTCCGTGTTCGATCTCTGTAGAGCCTCGATTTCATCTCGGAAATCTGAGATGAGTTGGAGCTTCTCTTCTTTGGCCTCTTTGTTAATCGCTTTGATGTCTTTAATGTATTTTTTCTGAGCGTTAAGCTTAGTTGTTGTGACGTCATACTGATGTATAGCATCCTTAATCTGGTCCTTTAATAAGCTGGTTTTCTCTTTTAATATATTATTCATCTTAGAGAATACATTAATGTCCAGAAGATCCTCGATAACATCTCTTCGATTCATAGAGCTTAGCTGCATGAAAGGAATAAAGGAGGAGGAGCCTAGCACTACAATCTGATGGAAGCTCTTATGATTAAGCTTCAAGATGTTTTGCTCGAGGATCTTCTGGTACTCTTTGGCATGAGATGATTGATTGATCATCGTAGCGCCATTCCATATTTCAAATATGTTGGGTTTAATACCTCTAACAATTCTGAAATCTGAACCATGCACATTAAACGTTACTTCAACCACACAGTTCTTATTATTAATAGAGTTAACTAACTGAGGTTTAGATATATTACGATGGGCCTTTCCAAACAAAGCAAAGCTTAAAGCATCCAGCATGGTAGACTTACCGGCACCATTAGAACCAACAACAAGGGTGGTTTTATTCTTCACTAAGTCTATCGAAGACCAGTTATTACCAGTTGAAAGAAAGTTCTTCCATTTTAGAGTTTTAAATGTAATCATGCTACTTCTAAGGTTTGAGCTTCTAACATAAGGTCCGACATCTGAGATTTAATCTTATCTTTATCCAGATCAGTGTCAACAGCGTCAATGTAAGTATATAATAAAGCAGAAGTATCTTCAACTGATATTTCACTATCTTGGACATTTTCTCCAATAAATTCGTTAAAGTTTTCTGCTATCTTAAGCTCAAGTATATTACGTTGTTGTAGTCTATCAATGAACTTATCAAACACAAACGTATCAGTTTTATTAATTACAGTCACCTTAATAAACTTACCTTCTACATCATCCAAGGGGTAATGAAGATAATCACACTCACTATCATCATATCTGATACGATGGAAAAGGGTGTGTGGGTTATGAATAGAAGTGAGTTCCCTAGTCTCAGTATCGAGTATATGAAAATATTTTTTATCATGCGCATCATTCCAAAAGAATTCCATTTGTGATCCAAGATACTCAATATTATCTTGCTGAGACTTAGTGTGGAAGTGACCGGATAATACCTTCTCGAACCGCTTAAATATAGAGCGGTTTAGTCCATGCTCACATTTACGGCCTTTCATCATCTCATATCCTTCGATATCAAAATGACCACCAAGCCAATCACATTTAGCATTAGCGATAAAGTCTAATGATTGCGCTTCGTTCTCAGCTGAGATCCAAGGGACTAGGCCAAGCTTAAATCCGGCATAATCCATCACAGTAGGCTCATGAAGTATATTTACTTCATTCATATAATGACCTAAGAGCTCCTTGAGAGAGTTAAGCTCATTAGTGTTCTTATAGTATGTGTCATGGTTACCACAAATGATATCCATAGTAATGCCATGGTCTCTTAACGGTTTAAGAAAGTGATTGCGGTTACGGTTAAGAGCACGGAAGTTGATAAACTTCCTGTTATCGTAGTAATCACCAAGATGCACAATATGCTTAATATTATGTTCCAAAAGATAAGGAAAGAATACATCGCTATAAAATCTTTCTGCATTATCGAGAAATATGTCGCTGCTATTGCGAGTACCACAGTGAGTGTCATTTAGAAGGGCTATTTTCATTATAAATATCTCCAGCAAGGGCACGAATATTATCAACCAAGTGTTGGTGATCTTTTACATTATACTCTTTTTTTTCCAGTTCGACAAGCCTTATTGATAAAAAAAGCATGCCTCTAATTTTTTGCTCAAGTTCTTCAGCTGAGTGATGCATTTATTCCTCCAAAAAATCTCCAAGATCTGAATCTTTAGATTTATTTTTCATTCTTTTTATTTTTTTCTTTTCTTCTAATACATACACCTTAAAGGCACTATCTTTTTCCTTTACTTTGTCAATTCTATCTTTTAGAGTGTCAACAAACTGATTAATAACAGCTATGGATGCTGCGTCTCCTTCAGAAGTAACATAAGATTCTATACCAGATGAAGTTATATACTTTACCTTAATTTCCTGTTGCTTTTTCTCCTTAGCAATACGACGTAGAAACGCATACCAAGATATCTGAGTAAAATATGCAAACGCATTTGGATTACCTGTGCGTGTAGCCGCTTCTACATTATAATTCTCAATAGCTTTAAGACAATTTTCAACCGCATCCATAACCATTTCTTCTCGATAAGTATAGCGAATAAAGTTAGATTTATGAGATAAACCTTCTGCTATCTTCAGAAAACAAGATGCAATATAGTTAGGTACGATGGGAAGCTCAGTCTTTTTAACTTTAGCTTCATTGACTGCGCGAACATAATCAACTACTGCTTGTGAGAAATCTTTGTTGTTTACATAGTGAATGCTTGCGCGCTTGGTTCTAGCCATAATATATTCCTTTAATTTATCTTATAATAAACTATTTTTTTATTCTATGCAACTGTTTTTTTTAGTTGCCATATTCGCGAAAGTGTATATAATCATATAGCGATATGGGGAGGGGGGATATGTTACTTAACTAGGAACCCTATTCTTGGGTCCTCTAACTGTCCATCTGCATCATCGTACGATTCTATAAAGTTATAACCGTGCATTTCCATATGTTGTTTCTTTACACCCAGATCTGAAGCCCACACAGGAATGATATGATTATAATCCGGATCGAGAGATGGACGTAAATGTACTTCAATAACTTGATTACCTTTAAACTCAACATTAATTACACCAACGTCTCTCAGGCAAACCAACTCATCAGGTACTTCTGGTATATAGTCAGATCTTTTCCACTCAATAAACTTGGTCAGATTGATAGGCATGTTAGTTCCTTCCCAACAGGAAGATCCTTTCCATGGCTGCAACCACTTACCATTTATCATGTCTCTATCATATTGCCACTTGTAGTTTGCAGAATAATGTTTACCAGTTAGATATTCACACCAAAAATAACCTGCAGGTACAGAGCGATCATCACCAGCTTTTATTTCCTTTACTTCAGCTCCTACGCCCATACCCGACAGATTGTATATAGGTCTTACAATGTATGTTCCGTCCTTAGTTGGTGCGGTTCCGCTGGGCCCACAATCATAACCAAATAGCTCAGCAATGTATAATTTATTAAACCACTTACGGTGGTGAGGATATTTAGAGTATGCGTCATCATCATGCATTAGTGCAGCTTATCTTTATTGAATAGGGGTATTACGTTATCAGAATCAGTGTAATATTCATGTAATTTTTTAAGAGCTTCTTCTATATCTTCCGAAGACATAGAAGGTCCTTCTATAGAATTATCTCGTTCAGAAACAACTGCCTTATAGTATTGAGATAAAAGAGTTCCATCCGGCTTGGCTTCTCCAATAATATGATTATAATTTAACAGCTGATAATAAGAGTCACTCTGTTGAAATGCCATCCAAGGTCTAAAAGAATAATATCTATATCCTTCTATAGTATTTTCAGACCTAAGGATCATCATAGCATTTTTAACTACAATATAGAAATCCTCACCTTCTGGCTCTTCTATAACTTGAGCGACAATCTCATCCCCATTAGTCAGTCTAAACTGCGTATAATTCATTTTAAGTCAACCTTCACCATTTGATAATTAAACCGCTCTCTTTCATATATCTTTACTCTCTCTATAGAATGTAGTAGAGTAAAATTCTTTCTAGCCTTCCAGTGTATATCATCTGCTATATCATATAACGTAGTATTTTGTCCATTGTCTGACTTTCGTAACCCCCGACCTATTGATTGAAGGACTTTAATTTGAGATTTTGATGGTGAAGCAAATATAATGTTATGAAGGTTCCGTATATTAATACCAGTACTAAAGGTGCCTAGACTAGCAACAATAATAGCATTACTCTGTTTCTCTACAATACCTCTAATAGCTTCACGATCTACTGTATCAGTATCCCCAGATACAAAAAAGACTTTTCTTCCCTCTTCGACTTTATTATTTATCAGTTCATAAAGAGGTTTCCCGTGCTTATCAACAAGTCGAAATAGGACAAGAGTATTCCCCTTACAGCTAGTAGCCAAATTACGAATAAGACGATTCCGAGAGTTATTTCCCACAATAAAGTCAATTTCATCTTGATAATCTTTCTTTCCAAACTCTTTACGTACTTCTTCAGAGTAGGTTAGTAATAACACTTTGATATCTAAAGGAGCTAGCGTATTATTATCCTGAAGCGCTTTAGTAGTAGTAACCTTATAAACTGGGCCAAAAAGCCCCTCAAGCATTAGCTGATGAGTTTGAGTACCATCTAATGTACCAGTAAACCCATATCTATATTTAGCAAGGGTAGATTTGTTCATAATTGAAGATAGAGACTTTGATTTAAATCCATGACACTCATCTCCAAGTATCATTCCAAATTGCTCAAACCATTTCTTAGGCAATTTGTAGATACTCTGCCAAGTAGAGATAATGACTTGCTTATTAGTTACTTTATCCATACCGGAATATATTTTATGAGCAACGTCTGGATGCATACCATAATCTGTAAAATCTTGATGCATCTGCTCTACTAGAGATGTGGTTGGAACTATTATAAGTACTTTAGATGAGTTGATCTCATTATTTAAATAGTTAAGGAAATATTTCATGATAAGATAAATCATGAATGACTTCCCTGATCCTGTAGGAGATAGTAGAATTGCTCGAGTTCTTTTTAGGGCTGTTTCAATCGCATCGAATTGATAATCTCGAGGCTGAAATGGAAGCGTTACGTCTTTTAATAAATCCTCCATATGCTCAGGTTGAAGTTGTTGAGGAATCGGAAGTCCGTATTGATCCGACTCTTCTGTGTCAACAGAATATGATCGCTCAGATGCAAACTTTAACAAATAAACATACAGCCCAGCGTTTAGCTCTCCAGTCATGCGATTAAATAATTTAATCTTCCCATCCCAGACGCGATTCTTATATGCTGGCATAAATTTATAGCCGGGAACAAAAAAACTAAAGTAGTCAGATAGCTCAGCAGCATAACCAGCCTCGCAATCAACATATAACATACTATAGTCTTTTAAACGTACGGTAAATTCAACCATTCTCTTTTAATTCTTTATATTTTTGTCTTACAGCTAAAAACTGTGAGAGATATTGATGAGTATTTATTGTAAAGATTTGAGGTTCATTGTGGTCCACTGTTATAAGAATAACCCCTTGTCTGATGGGGACACCCGTTCTCTCATAGAAGGCCGCTGCGTAAAACGATGCTTGTATAAAGTAGTTAGTAATCCACTCTATCTTCTTAGGTTTACGAGATGTTTTAAAATCTATGATAGAAAGCTCACCATCGAACTCAGCGATGCAGTCTACTTGACCAGCACACTTAAGTTTATCACTATACAGATATTCTTCTTGAAACCATATATTGTTTATACGCTTATCTATAATGTCTTTTAGATGACTAAATGTGTAAAGGTTATTAGGCATAACATCTTTATCCCATTCTTTCACATTATCAAGATAGTCTTCCGCTAGTTTATGAACGGTAGTTCCTCTTGTAGCCGCTTGATGAGAAATTTTATTAGCCTCTTCCTCGCCAACTCGTCTACGCCACTTCATAATACTATCTGTACTGAGAATACTTAATACAGTAGTAATAGATGGGTAAGCATTACCATCAGGGGTAAAATACTTACGACCTTTCTCCGTAGTCTTTCTTGTCATCTTAGGGAGAGTTATACCATGATCAACGTGATTAAACATTAATTACCCGCTTCAAACTGTTTCCATTTTATAATATTGCCGATAGTCTGATGTCGCCAATTTAGATTGTTTACTATTTCTGTAAGAGTTTCTATTACAGTCTTCCAGTATTGGACTCTTTCTTCGCTTTGCTGAATTTCTGGATCACTGTCATAATAGTAATCCATTTCACCTTTCATAATCTTAAGCCCGTCAAATGGGTCAGGCACCCAACCAAGAGCTTCTATAGCATCTTGATCCATTTTACCGTTGTAATATAGCCATTTTTGTTTAAGAAGAGTTTTTTGCTTAAATTCCGACCGCTTCTTAGCTAGCTTAGCTTCTGCTAACCACTGTAGATATTTTGCATGTAGAGAAGGTGTAGCTCTTGACGTTTCATCTAGAGCAGTTCTTTCTATAATACTATCTTTCGCCCACTCGTTCAGAATATGCTGTAAATCCATAATATATCCTCATACTGTATATCGCTATTTATTTAAGTTCAAAAGAAGAAAATCTAAACGATGCTGGAAATGTAATAAATGTGTTATCGCTTAGAGTTGATTCCAGAGTCATATCTCCTAATGCTACTGGAATACAGTCTATATATTTTATAGTGCGAACTGTATTATTATGACTAGAAAGAATAGATAGTGTAATATCAGAGTAGGTAGGTGCTAACTCTGCCGTTCTCTCAGTAGGTAATCTATCTTGCTGTTCTACAAGTCTATTCATCCAATTGTACATTTCTGTATAAGAGTTTAAATTTTCATCCACAATAATTATAGCTGTTAATTCAGAAAATGTCAATTTATCTCCTGCAAAAGGTATTGACGAGATTCTCTTAAAAGGTACTTCTACTGGATTTAATCCTAAGTTAGGATGAAGCACTGTTTGACAAAAAAACTCTAAGTTAGCAAAATGCTTTCTATCAACAGTGAGTTTAAAAGAAGTAGGCTGTAAAAAGTTTATATTATTTAACCCAGAAGTGGGATTAGTATCGCTAACATTTACAGATACATTAGGATTTAATGTAGGCATATTTTTTTCCAGTTATACTATTTACATGTATTTATATGTAAAAAAAATACTAAATACTGAAAATAACAGTTGCACTTAGTACAAAAAGAGGGTATGATATATGTATAAACAGAAAGGCTACAAAATGCAACCAATCACATTCACTCAAACAATCGCCAATCAAATCCCTGTAGGTCTTGGTCGTTACGACCAAATCTTCGCAGCTAAAGAATTAATTCTTAAAACAGACTCTGCTATCCTAGCTACATGCAGAGAGACTCTAGAAGAAATCGAAGAAATTATTTACCAAAGAGAGGGAATTAACAGTTGCACTTAGGATAAAAAGAGACTATAATAAGTTATCAACTGAGGAGATAAGAGACTATTTTGTACATACGTCTGTGTAGAGGCGTTGATCAGCTAAAAGCACTATCTCATGTGAGATGTTAGTTTCAATCGAACTAGAGCGGCAATGTCAATAAGGCCGTGCGGGGAGATTGGAGATACTAGCTCGGGCGTATGTACAAAATAGTTTTAATAAGTTAAAAAAAAGGGCCGCGTGAGCGGCCCTAGTTATTTCCGAACTCTTAATTCTTATGTTAAGATGTTGTCTACGCGGAAGATTCTGTAGTACTGGTTTGTACGAGCTGTAGCAAGACCATCTGCAGGTGCAGCACCTACGAATGGGTTAGACGCCATGCCATAACGAGTTTTAAACCCGATACGTGGCTGGAAGTCATTCTCACCTACTGCACGTACCATTGTGAGCGGTACGTATGGGCAATAGAACAGACCAGCATCATAAGGGTTAGTACCTTTATAACCTACGTTGATATAATCTGTAGTTGCATATGGGTCGATATAAACGCGGATACGGCCATTCATAACACCTGCGAAAGTATTACCTGTGTCGTCTACGTTCAAGTTGGTTGACAACGCTGGGCTGTAATCCAACATACCGGAAGCTGCAAGAGCTGAAGCAACATCAGAAGAGCAGATAATAAAGTTACCTTTACCTCTACGAGTTTCTTTTGCGATTGTGTTAGCTTCACGGTCAAGCTGCACGCCCAGACCTTTGAACTTCTCTGCTGACCAACGACCATCTGCATCACTTGACAAGTCAAAGATACCTTTGGTTGTTACGTTTGCTTGAAGTGCACCGATTTTAGCTTGGCTATTGATTGTGCGAACTACTTCACGGTTAATTTCAGCCAAGATTTCAGTTGACAAGATGTTTGCCAATTCTGTCTCAGCGTCAAGACCGTGGATAGCTTTCAAATCTTGTGCAAGCTCGAGTGTATACTCTGCTTTCAATGCACGCGACTTCGCTGTCACAGTTGCTTTTTCAATGGTAAAGCCCATTTCAGCAAATGATTCACCAGTGTTACCTAGTGCTTCAGCTTCTGCTGTAGTGTATGCGTCACCTGTTACTGGTACATAAGATGAACCGGAGTCAGCAATAGAACCGCTACCATTTGTATCAGATACACCAGCAAGCCCTGATGGACCTTCTGAACCACCTGAAGTTGTGGACGAGTCACCGGAGAAGTTTACTGCTGCTTCATTAAACAGAGCTTCATCACCATTGGATACGCCAGCTTTAGTTGTTTTGTACTTGGACTTCATTGCGAAGATCAAGCCAGTTGGACCTGACATTGGCTGAACGCCACAAATGTCATAAGCCATCAAGTTTGGCATCGCACGACGTACAAGTGAAATCAGAATTGGATTCCAGTTAGCAGCTGCACCTGTTGAGTTACCTGCTGTTTCGTTAAGTTGACCCTGCTCTTGCAAGGCAATTTCTGTATTCTCGAGAACGACTGCGGTTACTGCACGCTTAGAGGCATTTTCAATTACGCCTGCTGAAGATTCGTTAAGTACCGGAGCCCATTTTTCTACGAGACGGTCATAAGTATTCATTTCCATAATAGGATCTCCTGGGTTATTTATTTGTTTTTCTCAAAGCACTGACATAGTCAGCCATCAAACCTGATACTTGAACAGAATTATCAGTATCTTCTTCTGTATCTTCTACAATACTAGAAGTAGCAGTTTTTTGGCTAAAATAAGCTTCTTTAAGAGTTGCAACTTTAGCTGCAAAATCTTCTTCAGAAGTATATTCTACACTTTCAGCGAGTGAGGTTAGTTTTTCTACTTGAGTTTCAGCCAAGCCTCTAGCCGCTTCGCGAATAATCGCTTCACGTTTATAGCCATTTAGCTGCTCTTTCAAGTCCATTACATCTGCAATTGCTTTATTATGAGCTTCTTCTAGCTCTTCATGTGCTGTTGCAATTTCATCTACTAGGTCAACTCTAGATTCTGGAACTTCAACATAAGATTCGGTAAACAAGTCTTTAAGACCGTTCATAAAACCTTCTGCAATCTCAGCGCGAAGCCCTGATTGTACTGCAAGTTTGTTGTCTTCCATCCATTGCTCAACCACGTAGTCAAGGTAGCTATCAACTTTCTCTACGAGATCGGCCTTCGCTGTTTCAACTTCTTCTGCTAATTGCTCAGCATATTCAGTCTCCAAACGATCAATCTCTTCGGAAAGCTTTGTTTTTACCGCTGCTTCAAAAATTACTGCTGTTTTAGCTTTAAACTCATCGCTGAGAGTAGCTTCAGATTCTACAAGAGCATTTAGGTCGTCACTAAAATCTCCATCAAATTCGATATTTTCGGCCTTCATTGTCTTGCCAGCAGTCTTTAATTCAGACGGTTGACTGTTGCTCTTATCACCCTTACGCATTGCAGCTTTAGGGCCTTTTTTCTCAGCCGCATCTACAGATGCAACCGATTGAGCTTCAGCATTTTTTGGATCGTGAGCTTCTTCGATTTCCTCGTCGAGCTCAAAGTCCTGGTCTTCTACTTGATCAGTCATATTGATCTCCTTAATTATAATTGTTTCAATAACGAGAGGAAATTTTTAAACTCACGAGTCTGAACCTCATAAAGGTCAGACCGTGGAGCACGTTTAATTTCAGTCTCTATTTTTTCAATTTCTCGAGCTTCAATGATGCCATTATTCCAGATCCAATCTACACCTTCCATTATTCCATTAACAAAAGCATTTGGTGCAGATGGGTCTTGTACGATATCAACCGTATTAAGCATAAAGTCATCTTTGACGTACATAGTACCGTTACGTTGCTCAAGGCTACCCATACCACGAGTTGAGACACCGAGTTGAACACCACCTTCTAGTAAACCTTTGACGATATTACCCATTGGAGTATCCAAGATTCGTGCCTTACCCATAACATCATTTCCCTCAAATTTGAGTTCTGTGATCTTATGAGATACTTTATCCAAGTTAACAGTAGGTCCATCAGGGTGATTTAATTCACCGACCGCTCTGTTCTTGGAAACTTGTTCATCGACGTATTTCTTAACAGCAGATTCCATAACTGCTTTAGGATATACTCGACCATTTCTATTCTTAGATTCAGCTTGCATGAAGACTCCTTCAATGACGTGAGTCTTTGAACCGTCTTCTTTCTTCTCAACAATGCACTGAACATTCGTTTCAGTATATTCTGTAATTAGCTTCATCTATATTAACCTTTGTATTGATTTATAAACTCTTTACCCATTTTCTCAGCTTCTTTCTGAGTCTTATAGGTATCAAGCTTTTCGCCATCAATATAAACAACAAACATATTATTTTCTTTATGGATCATAAGAGAAATACGATTTATTCTTTTATCGTATACATGAACACCAGGAGGCATTCCCTTCTTCATAGCTTCTCTAATATGTTTAAAATTCTTCATATCTTTACTTTACGTTATTTATAATTATTTTAATTTCTACTACTGCTCTAATTCATCATCGTTATCTTCATCATCGATATCTTCATCATCAATATCGTCTTCAATATCACCATCTATATCATCTTGATCACTGGTTTGATTAAACATGGCCCCAGCAACAGAGATTTTTTCTTGTTCTAGAGCATCACTCATTTTAGTTTGCATTATTTCCGCAAAGGTAGGCCCAGCAGTACTAAAATCTTGATTTGCTACATTATTAATTAAATCTTCAACGTTCATTACTATCTCCACTATTATCATTAGTATTATTTATATTACTTTGCTCATCTTCATCATTATCAATTTCACCAGAAGCTCGCTCTGCTGCTATTTGGTCTTTCATATCTTTTATTTCTGCATCATCTAGATGCAACACCTTTTTCATAACATATTCTTTAGAGAAAAACTCTCCGACATACTGCTGCATATTATCTAACGTTTGTAATCTATTCTGAAAAAGCTCTGCATCTTTAAGCTCAGTGAAATGATTATCCCTTACAAAATCAACAACAATGTCTGTCTGCCAGTTTTCCCAATCTTCAGTAGTAATAACTTGCTTCATAATGAGCTGTTTCTTCAAAATCTCAGTAAACAGCATAGAAAAACGTCTTCTTAGACGATCAATAAACTTTTGAAATTTTATCTCATCTCTATTAATTTCTGTAGATCTACCTAGTGAGAATTGAGACTCTTGCTCAAGTCTATTAATAGGAACGTTTAACGAGCGATATAGACGTTTTTGGAAATATATAATGTCATCGATTTGTCCGAGATTTTCTCCACCTGGCAAAGTGGAAATTTCAGTCCCTCTACCACCTTCACGGCGAGGAAGCCAAAAGTCTTCCAGCATCGACATATGTTTGCGATCATCTCTAACCTTCCCGGTATCTGCATCATAGACTAATTTATTACGGTAACGAGCCATAATATCTTTCATATAGGTTTCAGCTTTACCTCTTGGTAAATTACCCACATCAATATAAAAAATCCGGCGTTCAGGTGCTCGAGCCAGTCTGTAAATAACTAGCGAGTCTTCCATCATACGTAATTGATTAATAGGTTTTAGAGCTTTATGTAGATAAGAAACCACCTTCTTACGATCTACATCCAGTAAGCCAGATGTAACATAGGAAATAGAGTCTCTAGACAGCTTTACCCCTTGATTAGTGCTTCCTGGTTTCTCCTGATAAATGTAAAATTCGTTTACATTTTGTATTAAGGTAGCGCCTGTTGCAGGGTCTTTATTTTTCTTTACTTCTTTGACTTTACGAATCTTTGTGGCGTCAATAGGTCTAATTTCTTGAATACCTGCCTTAAGATTTTTATCATCTACAACTAAATGATGGTATATTCTACCATCTACATACCATCTTCTAAAAATATCATGCCCTAAATCTGTAAAGTTGAGCATAGAACAAATTTTATCAAACTCTTCTTGTATGAGTTTTTTAACTTGATCACTAAGACCTTCTACATTATCTAAAACAAGTGATACAGGAGATTGGTTCTCACTAGACACAATACTTTCGTTAACAATATCTTCTACAGCCGCATCTACTTCTGAATGAGTTGCAACTGCTCTATATTGTTTAATAAGCTGTAAATTATCTTTACCGTGGTCATCTTCACCTAAGTTTACATATGTGCCATAATGTGCACCAGCTGCAGTAACATAGCCAGCACCATCCTGATCAACAGGAGGTACAATAGATTGCATATTATCAGCATTCTTATCTTTAGCTCGTTTTATTTCAAAACCAAATAATCTAAGTCCGTCGTTATCTGCCATACTAATTCCTAAACTGTGTTGTGAGGGGCCATTACAGCCCCTCTACTCACTTATTTATCGTGTTAAGATGTAGTAGATGTTTCCCAGTATTGTACTTGGAACTCTACAGAGAATCTCTCAATCTCATTTTCTGAAGCATAACTCAGATCAATTGGAGAAATACCTGTCGGGAAACACCCTCTAAAGTTATACGTCTTCAATGTAGATCCATCTTTGTCGAGTTGCTCAACTACTAGATCTGCTTCGTAATCAACAGGGTTGGTTAACCCGGTATTTGCAGAGTGTGCATTTATACCGTTCATCCAACGCTCCATTGCGTCGCGAACATTAAAGTCTGTATCGTTAATAATAGTAGGAGTCCACACATCAAATGTACGATCCCCTGCTATCTTTAATTGTCGACCACGGAAGGGAACAATGATCGGGGTTACTGTTGAACCAGGCAACTGAGCCGCCTCGCACAAGAATGATGTAAGCTCTACATCACCGTTAGCATACCCAGGAAAGTTAATAGTCGCCTTAAATAAATTGGGACGAGCACCACCACCACGAAGTTTTGCTTTAAAATCATCTACGCCTAATATTGCCATCTGTTTATCTCCTTATACCTGTAATCCAGCGACTTCTTCGAAGTCTACACCAGATCTAACAGCTACAAAATTAAGAGTGATGTAGTTAATAGACCGCGCAGGTTTGATAAAGATGTTCGCTACGAACTCATTTCTATCAATAACTGCTCCAGTGTTGTTTGTTTCGTCACATACAACTCTAAAATCTGTAATACCTCTGCGGCCTTTAATCTCTCTCAAGAATGGCTCTACAATGTTTACAAACTCTGCTCTAGTGAATTCATCGTTTAATTCAAACAATGTATTTCTAGCAGCTAAAGCAATAGCTCTTTCTACTACATTAAATAGGCGACGCACATTAATACGATCAAACGCACTCGGTCTATTCATATGAGTTTTATCACCATATAGTAAAATACCCTGTCCAGGTAAATTTGCTATTGGGTTAATACCTGCTTTATATAGAGTGTCTCTCTGAGCTTTGGTAGGTGTATAAGCTAAAGAAGTAACTCCGAGATATGACCCGCGACGAGAACCTGCTGGTGAGAACCAAGGGGCAGCTTCTGCATCAGCTGCTGCCATAATACCAGCAGTAGCCCCAGCAGCAGGAATATTTACATATTTGTCATTATACTTATCATATACTTTTAACCAGTTGTTATCTACAAAGAGATAAGAGCTATATGTATAGTCTGCTACATCAGCAATAGTAGCTGTAACCGGATCTGCATTTCCTACAACAGAAGCACTAGCTGGAGAAGTTATGACAACACAATCTTTACGAGTCGTGCCTGCTGTTGTAACCATGTCATCTACTACAGTTTCTTGATCTGAAGCAGTAGCATAACCTGGTGCAATCATAAAGTCAACAGAGATAGTATCTTTATCGTTAAATACATCTAAAGCTGTTAATGTTTCAGCAGTGGTTATTGTTGTATCAACACCACCAGCAAAAGAAAGAGACGCATTAGAGTCAAGAACGTCGTTAATCCTTACGTAATTAGAAGATCTGTTAATTACATTTTTTTCATAATTAGTAGATCCATCTGCGAGAGTAGCAGAAGAAGAACTAGACACGAAAGAATATCTTTCAAGTACAGCACCAGCTGTACCAGTAATAACTCCATCTTCGTCTGTTACTAATATGTGACGTTCACTTCCTGTTGGGGCAGCATCGAATTGAGATGTAAATGATGCACTAGCTCCAGCCCATGTTACTGGACCTGCTACTTCCATCTTAATAGAATTTCCTAATGTACCTGGATGTTTTGCAAATGCTGAGCCTGACCAGGTTCCATTATCCCATGCATCGTCGTTTTTAATCAGTACAGCTCCACCAGCTGAATCAGCTGCCGCGTTTCTAGCTGCAGTGTCAACTGCTCTTGAAACCTGTAATGAGTTTGAGTATCTTAAAAAGCTCGCTGCAGTCAAAAAGTCTACAGCAAATGTGTTATCTGGAGCGCCAAACGTTGAGGCAAGAGTAGCTTCGTTATCTACTATTACAGCCTGTTCGCAAGGACCCCAGCGGAATTTACCAGCAAATGCGCCAGTAGTAGATTGTACATTAGGCACACCGCCTGTAAGATCTACTTCCTTAACAATTATAGCTGGAGATTCGGAAGGTACGCCTATCGCCATTTTTATTTCCCTTTTCCAGTAATCGAATTATATGTTATCATAATACGGAGGTTCAATTACTGGTATTTATAATTTTTATTATTTAGTAAGCCGCGCCCCTATCTTCGACCCATTTCCGTGTATTCCACGCATCTTGTTGCTCTTCTTGTTCTGCTGCATCTATTCCATCATCAATAAACCCAAACGGTAGTACATCTTCTTCTATAGCTTTCATTTGCTGTTCAAACATCATATTTTTAATATTAACATCGGTTAGTTGAGAAAAATAATCACCCGTAGCAAAGTATCCAAACATAACCAAGTTCATCATAAGATCATCATGATTACCATCTGAGGCCTCATATGATTGACCCTTAGATATAAATGTGCTACATTCTAAAATAGTATTCTGATCAACCAGCTCTAGCTTCTTTTCTTCTAAAAGATCTTTAATACCAGAACAACCCATACGCTTAGTCTTTCTAGTAATTTCAACTCCTAATCTATTTGACTTTACTGCTGATTCAATAAACATATTTTCATACTCTAAATCATAATATAATCCATTACATACTAAAGTTCCTTGATCATTTGATTCAACAACCACCCAAGCTTCATTATAGACTTTTGCATATTTATAAATAATATTAGGGAAGAGTAGTGGAGAGATAAGATTATTGCGATACACAGCCACCTGTTTAAAAGGTCTAGTGCTAATATCGATTACATTAAACGTCGAATAGTCCTGTCCTCTTCCTTTTGAAACATCTACGGTCATCACATATTGATGATCTTTATCTGGTTCTTCATAGATCCAGACACTATTACCTTCTATCAATCGCTTTGGTGGTTGTGATCTGAAACCCATCAGAGTTTCTGCATTTATAAGGGTATCACCTGTCCCAAAGAAAGTATTACCAAACTCCTGGTCGAATTGGAGCTGACTCGTATTAGCTACAGTTTGATTCTTCCATTCTTCATCTCTTCCAGGAACATCCCACCAGTCAACTCTAAATGATTTATATTCATTTACCTCCTGTACTGCACCAGTCCATATCTTTTCAAATTGATTGCCAATACCATTAGCTGTGGAAGTAATAATAACTTTAGTGTCTTTACCTGATGATACCACCGGGTATGTTGAAGTGTAAAACTCTGCAGCATTCTCAACAAAGGCAAACTCATCGAGATAGAGAAGGTTAACAGACATACCACGAATAGAGGATCCTGATGTAGCTGCTGATACTATTCGACTGTTGTTAGAAAATTCAATAGATCTTTTGTTTAATGCTTTACACCCAGGCTGTAAGAAAAACGGCAAATGCTCTAACATGAGCGTTACTCTCCCAAGCATCTCTTGAGCAGTTGCTCCTTTGTTAGCCAATATAGCAATTACCTTCTCAGGGTGAAAAACAGCATACCATAACAGGTATGCTACGGAAGATATTGATTTACCTGATTGACGACACGCAAGAACAATACTAAACCTATTATCGGTAAAATGATCAAACATCTGTTTCTGATAAGGATATAATTCAAAAGGAACTAATCCGCGGTCTACATGAATAATCTTACAATAATGAGATGCAAAATATCCAGGGTCTTTTAAACATCTAGTGTATTCTAATATTTCATTTTTAGAAAAATTATGAATAACTCCATCTCTTTTTATATTAGAGTTACCAAGATATGTGTCATTCATCTTTTTCATCTTTCTTGTAATCGCTAATGTCAACTATTTTATCCTCATCATTATTTAAAAGCATACGCTGTAAGTCACTTGTGGAACCTATAAACAGGTTATTTGTAGTTTGGTTATGTAGTTCTGCGGGAGTATCTTTTTTATCGAAGTCTTTTTTCTTCTTATGTAAATCTAAAAGCGATCCGTTAATATCACCCATATTCTTCATCATATTAGATAGCACTTCAAAAGCACGAGGGTGCTCAGTAGCTCTTGCTACTTCCATCATGTCTTCTAAAGCAGAAGATCCCTTAGCTAATAAGTCATGGTAAATTTGTCTTGAATATTCAAAGTCATTATCAGCAGTTTGTTTTTTGTCTGTCATAATTACGCACTATCAAAATCAAATAAACTGTTGTAATCAGCTGAATCGTTAAATCCAAAATCACTATCAGCAGAAACGCTGAATGGATCTGGTCTTGTACGAAACTTAGCTACTTGTAAATCTGAATCTAAAAGCCCCCTATCTATTTCATATATGTTTGTAATAGCTGATCTAACCACTTTAGAATCAGCGATAGCTCCATAAAAATTAACTCTCATATCAAATGATAGTGTGTATATAATTGTTCTTCTTGTCTCTAAAGGACTCTCATAATCATCTGTAAAATCTACTCCTACTAAGGCAATTGGCACGTCTTCTTTTACATCCGGGTAGTCAGCAAATGGCTTCATAGTTAAAGCATACTGAGGGCTAAACGTAGGTAAAATCTGCTCCACTATCTGCAAAGCATCATCTTGATTCTTTGCATAGATGTTTAATTGAAATCCTACATTGTATGGAACAAAGCTACTAAATTTATTTCTATTTCCATATCCTGTACCACCTTGAGTAAAATTATTTGACTTTTGTAGTTGCCTTGACGCGTCATATTGTATAGAAGTGATCTCAAAGGACATGCGAGGTAACTTAATAGCTACTTTAGTATTACTATCTAAATCAGGATTCTCTCTTAAGCGGTCAAGAAACTTTCTCTTAGGACCATAAGATAGAGGAACTTTTATTTGACTAATTACTTGATTAGAAGCATCAGTTCGTATAACATAAAGATTATTAAAAAGCGTGCCAAATACAGCTACACTCTTTCTAAGCTTTTTATGGTAGAAATGGGTACCGAACATAGCTAACCTTTATATATCTTTTGTAAGTGATCTTCAAACTCTTCTACTTTAGCCAGGCGATTTGGCCAAAGTATATAATCCTTTTCTGGATTTTTCTTTAAATTATTAAGTAGAGGTATTATAGCGTTATATAACCCATGTAATCGCTCTTCTGTAGAAGAGGCAGAAGCTGTAACAGATTGAACAGCTTCTAGTTCATTTTCATCTACAGCTGTAAATCCAAAATCAAACATATCTGACATTAGTTATTCTCCGGGTCACCGAAGGGGTTACCTTCACTAAAATCTAAGAAATCATCTATTAAATTAGAGAAATCAGTATTTTGCTCATTTTCACTTATCTTATTATCTTCAGATATGCTACTAATCAGCACATTATTATCTGCAGAATCAAATATTAATCCACCTGGTACAAATTCATGATAATTACCATCATCAGCTCCAATATGAATAAGGTGGAGCTTATTATCTGAATCACTCCATTTAGAAACTTCGCCAGACATTGTAACACCGCTAGACAACACTTGAGAAACCGTGTCACCTATATTAAATCCATTACCAGCACTATCTAATGTAAGAATATATGTGTAAGCGTGATCTTGCTCAATTGCATCAATTGCTGCAATTCCAGTGTCAAGATTTTCATCATTGTATTCGAATAACTCACATCTTAATTTATATGTAGGTAGATTACTTAATTGATAAAAAGGTTGTTCGTGTTCTACAGCCATAATTTGAAATAAAGAGTTAGATAGAGTGAGATATATTAGATCTCCTTCTTTAGGTCTCACACTATTTATTTCATTATCATATCGCTGAACTGTCTGACTCCATCTTTTTCGTGATACAATAAAAGTAGCTTGATCTCTAATTTCTACACCAAATTTAGTAAATAGATCTCCTTCTCCATCAAACCCTTCTATATTCTCAATATACATTTCAACTTTGTAAGAAGAATTAAATCTTGAAGGTACATCATCTCCAAAAACTCTATCTTCATTTACAATATCTCTAGGAAGATAGTAAACATCTTGACCATATATTTTTAAGGATTCAATTATTATATCTTCATACAATAATTGTTCAGATCTAACTGACTGACTAAAATGAAAATTCCGAGCCATAGCTTATCCTACAAAAAAGTCAACAGGAAGCTCGTGATCACTTCTTAACTTCTCTCTTAATCTTTCTAACTCTTGATTAGCATCTTCATAAAGTTGCCGCCCATTAAGAGTAACTCCTCCCGGTAATTGCATACCTTCGAACTTTATGAGATTAGCTCCCCACTGGTGTTTAATAAGAGCGGTGGTGTACTCTTTTAACCACATATCATTCCACACTGCTGTGTGGTCATTCGCATCTATAATACTGTAAACTTCTGCTACAATATATTCACCAGCTTTAATATCTTCTTCTTCAAACTCACCGTGTATATAAAGTCTATTTTGCTTTCTTACATAATCAACTTGAGGAGACCCGTTTAATCTCATATCCAGTAAAGACATATATTGTTGCACTTGCTCATAGTAAGCAAGGTCTCCAATATACGAATGCATATTAGCAATATCATTTAAATGCATTTGATATTTTACACTAAACATATTACGTGAAAATAGAGAAGAAGATACCTTGAAGAGCTTGGTCACATGCTGAACGCTCGTTGATAGTGGTATATACTTATTAGTAACATCATCACTGGTAACTAAATGCTGAAGATAGCCTCTATAGGTTGCTTCAGAGTGATACTCTCTATAATACTGTAAAGCTTCGTCTACACGGTCTTCTAATTGATCGAGGTCAATATTAATCTCGATGACAGGGTCACCTAACCTACGTAAGCAATAGTCAATTAGTCCCTGTCGTGTGCTTGGATTAGCCATTAGAATCCCTCATAGAAGTTTGTAATACTTAACAGTATTTATAAGGTAAATATTATCATTATATAAGGCACTTAAATTTAAAGACACCCTTATTCTGCTGATGACTCTGCTTCATCAGCTTTAATAGACGCCATAAGGGCATTAATAAAAGATTGCTTTGCTGCTTGAATCTGCTCTAATTCCATTTGAATATTAACTTGTTTAGCATTTATTCTAGTAAGCTGATTAATATAATGTTTTTGTTCGTCATTAAAGTCATCAATAACATAATCTTTATCATCTATAGTAATCGTTTGTTTTTGTTCGTCAGTCATTATATACTCCATTGAGGTTTGTTAATTAAAAATATAATATAGTATTATTATTATTATATAGATTGTTATAAGTGCAACTACTAATAACACTGTTATTAAATATCTAATATATGTTTTGAATTAAGAGGTATATCGTAGATATAAACCGATCCTGAATCAGTGCCATTATCATCATTATATCTTGCACCAATAACAATTTTTCCTGATCCTATAGCAACTCTATCCCCAAATCCATCACCTGCAGCAGCATCACTGGCGGTTATCTTAGCTAGCTGAGTCCCATCTAAATCAAAAATGTATGCTGATCCTGAGCCAAAGCCATTGTCCTGATCAAATGGTGCACCAACTATAATTCTGCCGTTTCCCACTGCTACTGATGAGCCGAAATTGTCCTGGGCAGCTGCATCACTAGCAGTAATCTTTGTTATCAGGTTTCCCTCTAAATCATAAACATATGCTGACCCTGAGTTAGCGCCACCATCATCCTCTCCCTGAGCACCTACTACAATCCTACCGCATCCTACAGCAACACTACAACCAAATTGATCACCTGTATACGGATCACTATTGTTTAGCTTTGTTATTTCATTTCCGTCTAAGTCAAATATATAAGCAGAACCTGTGCTTGAAGCTACATCATCGTTGTTAGGAGCGCCTACTACAATCCTACCGCATCCTACAGCAACACCAATACCAAATTGATCACCTGCAGCAGCATCACTAGCAAAAATTTGTGCTTGTGGAGTTTGGTCGATATCGTCAGGGTCCAAAGGGCTTTGACAGATATGAATTGCTCCTGCATCAGTACCACTAAAATCATTGTAAGGATCGCCGATTACAATCCGGCCACTTCCTACTGCTACTTCTCTGCCGAAATTCCTACTAGGATTAGTAGTGAGACGGGGACTAATCCTATTTTTATAAGTTCCATCTAGATCATAGACATATACTGTTCCAATATTAAGTGTTCCGTTATCTCCATTAATTTCTCCAATAATAATACTATCTGATCCTACAGCGACGCTATAGCCAAAATTATCACTGGTTCCAGCACCGGAGGGTGCGGTTATCTTTGCTATCTGAGTACCTTCTAAATCAAAGATATAAGCAGATCCTGATGATGTTCCAGCATCATCATCAAATGGTACACCGACCACAACCCTCCCTGATCCTACAGCAACACTCCAGCCAAAAGCATCACTTGCGGCTGCATCGCTGGCGGTAATCTTTGTTTCATTACTATGAGTAGTGGTATTATCATAGCCTAAAGTAAATGAATTATTAGCATCCATCCACATATAGTCATTATCAAAATAAGCTCCATGTCCTGATGTTGATGTTCTAAATACCATACTACAACCTCACTATAGAATCAATATTATCCCAAGTTGTGTTATCATCTAAATCAATAGCATTAAGTAAGCTTCTGTTTTTTTGATATTTACCTAATAGCGTACCTAAAGCACTATCATATACAGTTGCATGTGTAATTACCTTTACAGATAAGTCAGCTACACTGATATTACGCTCAGTAGCAATAACACTTAATAAAGGGGTGGATACTGTATTATCGTCAGTGTATGCTAAAGCTTCACGTCTCTGTTGATCCCATGAATCAACTTCAGCTTCTGGATATTTCTTCTTTAATTGAGTAGCCTTGTAATTAAAAGTTCTATCATTTTCTTGTGTACGCATTAATTTAAGAGATGTAATACCTTTTAGTCTCTTTTCATCAGTAGAATATCTAGAATTTGTGGTAAATGTTGCAACATAAGAGTCACCGCTAATTACTACTTGATCATAGTGATATACCTCGTCCCATGACACATTTGGCTTATTGGTAGTTACGTCCACCTCAACCATGCTATCAGAGACAGCAATAAAGGGATTTCCAGCTGGAAGGCAAGGAAACTCTAAGACCTCTCCTTGATCGTTTATTTTTGCGTATACCATTTGTCTTTCCTCTATTTAATACCCAAGTGTTCTTTCAAAGTGTATGTCATAATTTTGAGGTAGCTTATAAATGTAACCTGAGCCCGAACTATCGCCATTATCATCATCTAGCCAAGCGGTAGTAATAACTCTACCTGATCCTATAGCTACAGCTCTTCCGAATTGATCACCTGCAGCTGCATCACTAGCGGTAATTTTAGCTATCTGAGTTCCATCTAAATCGAAGATATAAATTGATCCTGAGCTACCACCATCATCATCATCAAATTGTGCACCGACTACAATCTTACCGTTTCCTACTGAGACTGCATGGCCAAAAGCATCACTCACAGCACCATCACTAGCGGTTATCTTTGTTATCTCATTTCCGTTTAAGTCAAATATATATGCTGCTCCTGCGTTAGACCC